GAAGTGAGAGCCATTGGTTTGGACACCATTTGCTATTGTCTCAAGCTTCTTAACGTTGTCGTAATAGAGTTCTACGCCTCCATCACGATTCATATCTATAGCATGATCATTGTTGCTGTTAAATCTGAAATCAATATTCCCTGCATCAGCATTAAAAATCAGGAATCCTGTAGTGTTCTGAAGGTAGGAATTTGTTCCATCGTGGTAGATCTGGAGATCATCTCCTGTTCCAAAATTAGCCTTTACACTATCTACGAGTCGTAAATCACCTGCATTATTTATATTCCATTTCTGAGTACCATTAGCAGAATATCCAATAGCGTTTGAACCTGAATTATAGAATCCAGTGCCTACATCTCCAGTAGAAAAGGCAACGGTTGTGGCATTAGAAGAGTTAACTCTTACTTGTCCAGCACTAAGGTTTCCGTAACTCGTTGTCTCAAACTTCTTAGTACCATCATAATTTAATTCAACCGCACCGTCATTTTGATACCTCATCTGAATCGTATGTTCTGAGGCATCATTACCACGAACAGCTCTGAATTGCATCCAATAATCAGTAGATCCATCAGTAATAGAAGCATCTAAGTTTTTATTAGATGGTGTACCAGCTAAATTAACTTCTCCATCAACATTAAGACCATTAGAACAATATAATGATCCAGTAATAGACGCTCCAGTACTAGTTGTCTCTAGTTTCTTAACATTATTATGGTAGAGTTCTACTGCTCCACCATTAACACCAGATATATAAGTTTCATCATTTGCATCATTAACCCATTTAATAGAGTTAGATTTTAGACGAAGATCACCTGTAGCATTCCGAACATAAGAGTTCGTTCCATCATGGTATAGTTGTAAATCTGTACCAGCTCCAAGATTGACATAACTACTATCACCTAGTACTACATTGCCAGTTATTGAAATACCAGTTGAAGTTGTCTCAAACTTCTTAGTATCGTCGTAATAGAGTTCTACTCCTCCGTTAACTGATGAACTTATGAACGCTTCAGTACCAGTTTTACTTCTTATTCTTAGATGATCAGCATCTATACGAAAATTACCTGTACTGTTTGTAATATAAGACTGACCAGAATCGTGATAGATTTGGATATCTTCTCCAGTACCAAACTTTAACTTAGTACCATCAGTAAACGTAGTATCTCCAGTAACACTACCTCCACTACCATTAAGTGAAGTTGCTACATCCCAAGAGGTACCATTATAAACATATAGTCTATTATTGTTTGTGTTATAGTAAAGATCTCCTTCATCATTATTAGAACCTGGAGCACTAGATGCTATTCTATACTTATTAGCAAAGTCATTTACAGTGTTTATATTAGTTGCTGTAGTATTAACACTAGCTATATTATTAGATACTGTTGTAATAGCAGTAGGAGGTGGTACTAGTCTATGGAATGTATATGTATGAGTAGTAGATGTAGTTTCTACCAATAGACCCATACCTTGACCGTATGTAGTACTTGCAGTTAAACCAGTAATTGTAATCGTAGCATTATTAGATACGTTACCATTACTAATAGTTTTAGTGGTTTCTCCACTACCAGTTACTATATTAGTTGATAGTCCTTTAATACTAATAATAGTACCTGTATTGTTTTGTGGATCAGGGTTAGTATCAGGGAAGCTAGTCTCATTATCAATAGTCTTGAAACCACCAACATCATCAACTAGATCTAATATACGTGCGTTAACAGCTCCAGTAGTAGCTATGTAACTATCACTAGATGTCCAAGTTTGTCCACTATTAATAGTTTCTGTACTATCTTGTTTAAAGTATCTAGAATCTGATGCAGCACTAGTTAGTAGTGTTGTATCATTACCAGTAGTACTAGCTTGCTCACTATTAACAATTAAAGCAGATCCAGCTATATTAGATGTATCAACTGCACCTGAAGCTATCTTAGCATTAGTTACAGCATCATTTACTAGTTCAGCGGTACCAACAGAATTATCTGTCATATTGGCTATCACTACTGAATTACTAGATAAGTGATCTGAAGTAATAGCATTATCAGCTATTTGAGATCCAGTAACCGCATCGTTAGCTATCTTAGCTGTAGTAACTGCTGTATTAGCTATCTTAGCAGAAGTTACTGCGTTGTCTGATAAGTGAACTGTGTCTATAGATCCATCTACATATTGATCACTATCTATTGAGTTAGCTGCCATTTTATGGACATCAATAGTATTAGCAGCTATCTTAGCACCACTTACAGCTTGTGAAGCTAAATGATCAGTATCTATACTACCGTCTACATAGTGTTCAGAGTTAATTGAATTATCAGCAATCTTAGCTGAAGTAACAGCATCTGCTGCTATTTTAGCTGTAGTTACATTACCGTCTGTTATTTTAGCTGTAGTAACAGCATTGCTTGCTAAATCTGCAGCAACGATTGTTGCATCAGCTAACATAGCAGATGTGACTGATCCTGTATCTCCTGTAGTAATTATTGTACCAGATATATTAGGTAAAACAATAGTTCTATCAGCTGTAGGATCAGCTACAGTAAGTTTAGTTTCGTATGCATCATCTGTAGCACCTTCAAATATAATATCTACATCTTCTGCCATAGTCATGTCACCGACCATGGTACCACCAAGGTTACTAAGATATCTAGCGTTTACCTCTTGTGTAGTGTGTAAGTTCTGAGTGAAGTTATCATTCAGGTCTTCAGACTTA